AGATGATCGCGCCGGTCGACCTGCAGTATGTCTGCACGCGCGTGCTGGAGTCGTCGCTTCAGTCCGGCACTGCGAACAACGACTTGAATGCAGTGCGAGTAATGTCGGCTGTTCCCGAAGGGTTTGCAATTAACCATTATCTTTCGGACAACGATGCGTGGTTTCTACTCACCGACGTGCCGGAAGGATTCAAGTACTTTAATCGAGTGCCAATATCCGAAGATAACGATGGTGACTTCGATACTGGCAACCTCAGATGGAAAGTTCGCCAGCGCTTCGCCTTCGGCGCGAGTGACTATCTTGCTGGTTGGGGCAGCCCCGGCGGCTGACAGTATTACTTACCGTTACCTGGAAAGGCCCGAGAAAGCGGGCCTTTTCTTTTGCGTGTATTTTGTATGAGAAACCAGAATAAAATTGTTGCGTTTCTTTAAAGGTTATGGTACAAGAATGCATACGCAGGAAAGGAGCCGAAATGAAAACCTGCCCCGATTGCCAGCTAGAGAAACCAGAAGAGGAGTTTTCGCGCCAAGCCAAGAGTAAAGATGGCCGGTACCCGTATTGCAAAACATGCACGTCAGTGAGGCACAAAGCAGCCTATGCCAAGCGCGGTAAGCAGTCCTGGACCGAAGACAAGACCTGTACGTCGTGCAAGAAGCTGCTGCCGAGAACGGCGTATCGCCAAGACGCCGATGGTAAGGTCCACCACCAGTGCACGGCCTGCGAAGCCGATATTGCCGTGCATGAGGCGGTTGGCTTGAAACGCTGCTCTATATGCCGAAAATGGCTGCCGTTGGACTTGTTCAACCCCTCGAAAGCGAGCGTTCCGAATACTCCGTGCGCGGCCTGCTACCGGACCCAGATGAATTCCTATGGGCTGACTAGGCGTAGTCGGGAGTTGCGGAAAAATTTCGGCATTACGCTCGACCAGTACAAGCAGCTGCTCGCGATCCAAGGCCATAAATGCCCGATTTGTTCGGTGCCGTTCGAGCCAGGCAATTACTCGTACCCGGTCGACCATGCCCACGCTGGCAAACACAAGGGTAAGATCCGCGCCATAACGCATGACGAATGCAACCGCCACGTTTTGTGGGCGCATGACGATTCCACGCAACTGCGAGCTGCAGCTGACCTCGTGGATAACCCACTCACCGAGTGGTTAGTGCCTGAAGCCATGATCAACTTCTATGACAGGAGACCAAAGAAATGATGCCTCGCTACACCCCCGGCAGCGCTGCCGCCTACGGTGTCTGGCTCGAACGTCAGACACCCGAAGTTGCTGGAACCGCTATGCAGTTCCGCCCTTGGGAAATTTACAAGCTGCAAGGTCGCGATATTCTCGTCTACATCGTCGATTACGACCCGAGCGGCGAACTGATGTATGTCAGCTACATCGATCCTTCTTACGAAGGCCGAGTAATCCCGGTAGTGCCGACCCAGATCGAACTCTGGGGCGTCGCTGGGCTGGACAACCCCAAGATAGACGCCGTCGCTTGACGGCTAGCGAAATCAAGCGCCACACTGCTAACGCCTAAGCAGAATCCTCCCTCTGCCCAAGGTCGACAAAAACCTCCCAAGGCCCTCCCCACAAGAGGGCCTTTCTTTTTTCCGCCATCCAGCCTACTGTCTCCCTATCGGCGCGCCGTGAGGTACCCAATCCTCGGCTACTCCAGCTGCGGGCGCCCACATGGAGACGGCTATGACGCTGACGAATTTCCCGAACGGCATCAGTTCCTTCGGCGTACCGATTTACGGTACCCAGGTCCCGGTGACTGGCGGCCCGCCTACCGGCAACGTGTTTTTCGTTCAGTCGACCAACGGCCAAGATGCTGGCCCCGGCAATTCCCCGCAGTTCCCGTACAAGACGCTGACCTACACGCTGACCCAAGTGTTGGCGAACAACGGCGACGTCATTTACCTGATGCCCGGTTCGACCTTCAATGTGTCGGACGCCACCAGCTACGCCATCACCAAGGCGGGCGTCTCGATCGTCGGCCTCGGCAACGGCAATGCACGGCCAACTATTACGCTCGACACCGGCAACACTTCGACCTTCGCGGTCAGCGCCGCCAACGTCGCGTTCATCAACTGCATTTTCATCGCCAACTTCCTGTCGATCGCCGCGTGTTTCACGCTCAGCACCGCCAAGGGCTTTACGCTGATCAACTGCGAGTTCCGTGAGACCTCGAATGTTCTCGATTTCCTCAACATCATCAAGTCGACTGGCGCGGCCAATACCGTCGACAATCTTTACGTTCAGGGCAACGTCTGGAACGGCCTCGGCACCACTTCGGTGAACTCCTTCATCCTGACAGCCAACGATATCAACGACGCCGAAATCTACAATAACACGGTGATCCTGGCGCGCACGGCCACGGCGCCAATCTTGATGACGGTTACCGCTGGCGTGCTGACCAACCTGAATTGCGTCGGCAACAACGTTTCCAGCCTGCAGACGGCGACCACCACGGGCGCGCTGATCGGCGTTTCCGGCACCACCGGTACAGGTATGATCGCCTACAATTTCGCTGGTACCCTGCAGGCGACGGCAGCCAGCGACCTGCTGGTCACCGCTGGGCACAAGTTCGCTTTCGTACAGAACTTCACGGCGGGCGCAGCCGACAAGTCCGGCATTCTGGTGCCGGCGGCCTTCAGCTAAGGAGTTGCTGTCATGGCCAAGCTCACTTCTGGTCAGCGCAAAGGCATGGCGAAGTCCGAATTCGGGCTTCCCGGTTCCAAGTCGTACCCCATGCCGGATCGCAGTCACGCCGCAAACGCCAAGGCTCGAGCGAGCCAAATGGAGAAGGCCGGAAAGCTTTCGCCTTCTTCAAAATCCAAGATCGACGCCAAGGCCAATCGGATCCTTGGGAAAGGCAAAGGAAAGTAAATGGCCTCGCTTGCTTACGCTGACATTCTCGCCGGCAACGTCTTCATCGGTTCGACCGCCGCAGCGGGTGTCGCTCTGCCGATCTCGACCGGCACCGCCGTCACTTGCGCGCTGTGGAACACCTCGATCACCAAGAATGCCCTGCTACTCGGTGTCGCCATCGGCTTTACCTCCGGCACCATTGCGCTGGGCGAGTTCGGTATCGCCAACCAGGCGGCCGGCAACCAGGTCACCGCCGGTGCCGCGATTACCGCGGCGACCCCCGGTACACCGAAGAACGCCTATCTGGGCGCCGGCACGAGCTCGCAGATGACCTTCATCCCCGCGACGGCAACGCTCGCCACCGGCGGTACCGCGGTAATGTGGCTCGGCAAGTCGATCGAATCGGCGACTGCTGGCCTCGGTATTTTTGACTGCTACCGGGTGCTTGACGTGCCGCTGATCCTGCCGCCTGGCCAGATCGCCTTCCTTTGCGGCTCCGTGGCGCAGACGGCGCTGTTTACCTGCTCGATGATGTGGCAGGAAATCTGACCTCGGTCGGCTAGGAGGTCGGGCATGGCTGTTTCGAAGTTCGGGTTCAAAGACTGGCTGCTCGGTTGGCTCATTCCGCAGGGCACGGGCGGGGCTTACGTACAGGGTGTCTCGCTCACCGACACCACCGGCGCGCCGATCGGTACCGCAGCCAACCCGCTGGTTACCAACAGCGTAGCGAGCGGCGACGCGGTGACGATCGCCGACGGCGCCGATGTCGCCCAGGGCGCCAAAGCCGACGCAGCTTACGCAGGTAGCGGCTCAGCTTCCGTGGTGGCGGCCCTCAAAGGCATTTACGCCTCGCTGGTCGCTGCCTTGCCTGCCGGCGCCAATATCATTGGCAAGGTGGCTGTGCTGGGCGTGGATGCCGCGACAACGGCGACTACGGCCAACCCGCTGCCCACTTCGGGTATCGGGTTTGCATATTCCAACGCTTTGACGATTACACGCCCGGCGAACCAGACGCCGTATACGGCGGGCGATGTGGTTGGCGGTGCGCTGACGTTCACCAGCATGGGCTCGAGCGCCGGTCGCATTATGCTCACCAGTTCGCAGCTCGAACTTGATATTGCTGCGATCCCGACGGGCATGTCCAGTTTTATTCTCTACCTCTACAATGTGACGCCACCGAGCGCGATCGCCGACAATGCACCTTGGGATCTGCCATCGGGTGACCGCGCGTCGTTCCTCGGCGGGTTCAATCTGGGCTCCCCCGCCGATCTGGGATCGACCTGCTATGTCGAGCAGAACATCATCAACAAACAGATCAAACTCGCCGGGACCTCGCTGTTCGGCTATCTGGTGACCGTTGCTGGCTTCACCCCCGCAGCGAACTCGGAAGTCTATGTCAACACCATCCATGCGGTCGGGTTGGGGCTCTAGCCGTGAACCCGGCGTTTCCGATCCTATTTACCAAGCCCTGGTACTTCCTCGGCTCGGCGCTCGATCTGGATTTTCAGAATAACCGAGCGGCTGTCGGGAGTGCGCCGGCAGGTACTGCTACGTCGCAACTCACCTTGACGCGAACGACTGTCGGGTATGCGCAGTCCAATAGCGGTGTCTGGCAGAGTTTCGCCTCTGGCGCTTTCCGCATCACTGACAAAGGTCTTTTGGTCGAGGAGGCGCGCACTAACTCAGCGCTTTGGTCGCGCGACATGACCAACGCCGCATGGGTCAAGGTCAACATGACCGCCGCGCTGACGGCTACCGGCATTGACGGCACGGTCAGCTCTGCTTCAACCCTCACGGCGACGGCCGGCAATGCGACAGTACTCCAGACTATCACCAGCATCTCGCAGGCCGACACCTATAGCGTCTGGCTGATGCGCGTTTCCGGATCGGGCGTCGTCAATATCTCGCTGGATGGGGTAGCGTGGACCCCTGTCGCGATAACCACGACTTGGACGCGCTTTTCGATCACCTCGACGCTGCTCAACCCCAACCTGGGTATCCAGATCGTCACCAATGGCGACGTGATAGCGGCTGACTTCAACCAGGCTGAACTGGCGCAGTCCTTCGCGACCTCGCCGATTTTGACGACGACGGTGGCTGTGACGAGAAACTCGGATCAGATAACCGTAACGAATTTTGGTCTGACAAACTTTATTGCCGGGACGTGGTATGCGGAATGGCAAGAACTTGAGGGGCCGACCTCAATAGACCACTATATTTTTTCTCAAAATGGATCTGCTGGCAACGCTATTACCGCCAGAATAAGCACTTCAAACGTCGGCAGGGAAGTAGTTCAATCTGCTAGTGCTACGACAGCGAGCAGCACAACGAGCGGAACTGTTGTCAGAGGCACCGTGTACAGGAACGCGATGTCATATCAATCGACCGGGTATGCTTTTGCGTGGTCTGCGGCATTAAATGCGGCCGTTCAGACATCTGGGGCTGCCGCAGTCCCGGTCGGAAATGTCGTTTCGCTTGAGGTTGGAAAACAAACATCTGTGTACCTAAACGGTATTCTCCGCAGGTTGGTATGGTCTCCAACAGCGGCATCTTCCAGCAATATTTTGTCGTGGGCTCAGGGGACGGTAGGGCCGTGACGGACGTAGTCAAATTCCCCCAGTATGCTTACCAAGTGCCAGGATCTCCCACGGCATTGCCAACACCTAGCCGGTTAGGACGGATTTTATCGTTCGAGGACTTTGGCGCTGTCGGGGATGGAGTTACGGACGATACCACCGCCATACAGGCCGCGATTGACAGCGGATACAGCCCAATTTTTGGGCGTTCGGCTACTTACCTAATCTCAGGGCTGCGGATAGCCGGTCGGAGGGTGACCATACAACCATTGTCAGGTAGCGGAGGAGGCGCAAGTTTTAGGATAAATCTGAAGTTAAAGAATAATGCCAGCCTACCGGCGCTAACGATAGAAGATGACGGATATCTTACCGCTTACAACCTAGCCATCGATGGTAATAAAGCAAACCAGACAATCCCACTTGACGGAATTTATTTGCCAGCGGCGGGGGCACAGACGTTTAACGTTCTTTTGTTATTTGGATGCTTGGTTAGGTTTTGTTCTGGAAACGGGATAAACGCGGGGGTTAACCGATCGGCCGGTATGCTGGATAATTTCTGCTTGCTCGATAGTAACGACATGAACGCGCTAGTATTGGATGGAAACACGGATTGGCGCGTAAATAACACTGATATCGGAAGTTCAGGGCTGGACAATGTCTACATTGGCCCAAATTCCAACACGGTAGACGCGACGTTTTTCAATAACGTTAATGTCTTTAATGCAGGGCAGTCGGGCACAAGCGCAGGCAACGGGGTGCACCTTGGAGTTGGTGCTCGACAGGTGACGTTTGTCAATGGATCGATAAACACCAACACCAGAAGTGGGGTGTATGTAGACGGACCTACCGATTCTAGCAGAGGGTTTGCTTTTATAGGCACGCGGATAAGCTATAATTCGTCTGCGTCTCCAGGAACGTACCCCGCTGTTTATACCGAGTGCCCTGGATTATGCCTAGTTGGCGTGAACTTCATTTCTCCGGGAACAACCGGAAGAAATAGCTATCTTGTATACGCCAGCGGGTTTGGTGCAGGAGACAGCGCTACAGTCATTGCTCCAATATACCGGGCATCTGACTATGTGACGGCGCCTATTCACTTCGGTGGTGACGCCCTTTGGATTTCTTCAGCCAGAATGTCTATCCGCTCTGCCCTAACCTTCGCGACATCTAATACCAGCACGGAAATATTGCCAATTTACTCTGGTACTGGGGTAGAACAGTTTTTGTTGCAGGCTGCAGGCCAGATGAGTTGGGGCGATGGGTCCGCCGCTGTCGATGTCAAACTCCAGCGCAGTGCGGCGAATGTCTTGCAGCTTATCGCAGGGGACAGCTTACAGGCGCTCGGGGGTGTCGGGATGACCCCGCTGGCTGTTGAGCCAGCTACAAAATGGACAGGTTTGCAGGCTCTTGCGGATCGAGCGGGCTGGGACCCGCTATCAAAAGGTTCTGGCGGAGCCTATTGGGTATGGTGGAGTGGAGCCGCGTGGCTTGCCATAGGAACGCAGGCTTAAAAATATCTTACCGCGCCCGATGGAACTGGCCCTTTGCCCATTGGATTACGACGCGCTCTCTGGGGCTTTAGAGGTCGTGCCAAGGGCGTAGCACCGAGCGCCCGAATGCGCTAACCTGCCGCGCAGCGTGCGCCACAGAGGAGGCTTAAATCACCGTTTCCGGCCTCACTGAACAGGTAATCGTCTACCAGGCGCGCAACCTCGTAAATAACAAGCGCTATATCGGCTACACCGCCCAAGGGTTAAAGGCTCGCGAACGCCAGCATCGCGCGGAAGCGCGCAACGGTAAAGGATATCACCTCCACAGCGCCATCCGAAAATACGGCGATGAAAACATCGTATTTGAAGTGCTTTTCGATTTCCAAGGCGATGAAGAGCTGGCGATGGCTTACGAGCAAGAGATGATCGCTAAATGGAAACCGGAGTACAACATCTCGTTTGGCGGCGAGGGCGGTCGCATATCTGAAGCTACGCGCAAAAAGATTGGTGACGCGCATCGGGGCATGACTCGCAGCGAGGAAACTCGCCGGCGTATTGGTGAGGCCAATCGTCGCCGAGTTCAGAGCGCCGAAACGCGTAAGAAGATAGGTGACGCATCGCGGGGCCGGGTGCACAGCGAAGAAAACATCCGGAAAATGAGCGAGGCCAACAAAGGGCGCGTGTCGCCGAATAAGGGTAAAACAGCCAGCGCGGAAACGGTGCGTAAAATGAGCTTGGCTCATATGGGCAGAGCGCCGACTAACAAAGGCATCCCGCATAGCGAAGAGACGCGTAAAAAGATGAGCGCGGCTCATACGGATGTTCCTCGAGTAATGACCGCGAAGTTACTAGCAGCCTTGTCTGATAATATCCGTAAAGCCCAAGATTCGGCCAAGATCCCTGTGAAGTGCCTAGCAGACGGGCGAGTGTTTGCTAGTGCGGCTGAGGCAGATAGGTTCTACGGTTTTTCAGTGGGTACTGTACGCACGGTAACGTCCGGCAGGAACAAAAGTACGCACGGCATGGTTTTCATTCGTTACGACGGAAGTGAAAACAAATGACTATTAGCGGAACGGCAGTATTCGACCTTTCAATTAACGAAGCCATAGATGAGGCGTTCGAAAGAATTGGAATTGAGGCAAGAGCCGGCTACGAATACCGTAGTGCTCGGCGCAGTTTGTCTTTGATGTTGCTGGAATGGTCTAATAGAGGGCTGAATTTATGGACTGTTTCCGAAAGAATACTTCCGCTTGTTAGCGGAGTTGGCCAGTATACTCTAGGGTCAGATATCGTCGACGTTATCGAGCAGATGGTGCAGCTACCAGCGCAAGGAAATTCTGGCGTCATACGGTACAATTTGACCCGCGTTAGCGTAAGTACGCAAGCAACACGAACTAACCCCGGCATTTCTGGTCGGCCGACTGAGGTCTGGTTTGATCGGCAACAGGCAGCGCCAATCGCTAACATCTGGCCGCTGCCTGACAATAGCAATGGCGTCTACAATCTTGTGTATTGGTGCCTTACACGTATAGATGATCCAGGTGCATACACTAATACGTCCGATGTACCGTTCCGGTTTTTGCCGGTTCTTATTGCCGGGCTCGCGTACTACCTATCAGTTAAGTTCCTCGCAACTCAGCGAAATGACACTAGATGGAGCGTGATGTTTACCGAGCAAAGAATTATTCGTTTGAAGCAAGATTACGAAGATGCTTGGATTGCAGCAAGTCAAGAAGATCGTGAAAAAGCCACCTTGATGCAAGTTCCACGCGGCAGTTCTTACAGGGTTTGATTGACAAATGAGCCGTTCAGGAGGAACCAATCAGTCTGTTACAAGTCCTACGTGGGCACTCGGACTTTGTGACCGCTGTGGTTTCAGCTATAGACTTAATCAGTTACATAGCGAAATTTATGATGAACGGCCTAACGGCCTGAGAGTATGCCGGACTTGCTTAGACGTGGACCAGCCGCAATTGCAATTAGGGCGCGTTAACTTGGATGACCCTCAGTCGTTACTTGACCCGCGTCCGGACGTTGGCGTGCCAGGTTCGACGGGGCTGTTTGGCTGGCTTCCGGTTTCGAACCCTCTGACCAATATCCAATGCGAAGTTGGTGTGGTATCAGTGACCACAGGCTAAGGAGAAGCGAATGATCACCGCATCAGGCAAAGTGACGAACAAGAAGCTGGCGATGATGGCCGGCTCGGGCGGCGGCATGGGCCGCATCGAGAAATCGGCCGCCGTCGGTGGCAAGTCGGTTGGCGGTCCTGGTTCCAAGCCGTCGCCTGCCGTTGGAAAGGGCAAGTAAATGCAGGTCACGGATAAGAGAGGCTGGGGCGCGGCCGCGCCACGCCTGAAGCTGCAGAAGCCCGTCATCCCGCGCTACGGCATCTCGCCGCAACTGGCACCGGCCAGCCTGACGCCCTCCGAGCGCGAGTGCTTCAAATCGCCGATCGTCACGTCGCCGCAGGCGGTGATCGAGGACGCCGACGGGGACACGCCTGACGCATGACCACGCTGGCAGTAATAACGTCTGATATTATCAGCTATACTACGAACGAAAGTTCGGAGTTTGCTGCTGAGATACCGCGTTTTATTAACGCCGCCGAAGAAAGACTTTGGTATAACGTACAACTTCCAAATTTTAGACGTGGTATGACCGGTACTTTGTCTGCAGGCGACCAGTACCTAGCGCTTCCAGACGATTTCTTGGCTTCAGCAAGTCTTGCCGTTATTGACGCCAGCGGCAACTACACCTACCTGCTGAACAAAGATGTCAGTTACATCCGCGAAGTCTACCCGAATCCGACCTACCAGGCGCTGCCTTACGCTTACGCTTTGTTTGACGCCGACGCCGACAACACCAGCATCATTATTGGACCGACGCCTGACGCCAGCTATACCTGCGAGCTGAACTACTTTTATCGCCCCGGTTCGCTGGTCGACAACCCAACCGGGACATGGCTGAGCGAGCACGCTTACGATACGCTGCTTATGGGCGCGCTCAGCGAGGCCAGCGTGTGGATGAAGAAGGTCCAGGGCATCGACAACATGGGCGACACCTACGAGGCCAGGTTCATCGCCGGCGGCGCCGCGCTGAAGAACCTCGGCGAATCGCGTGATCGCAAGGACACCTACCGCAGCGGCGAGCTGCGCAGCCCAGAAGGCATGTGATGGCTATCGTTCAAGCGTTTTGCACCAGCATGAAAGTCGAGTTGATGGAGGCGATCCACAACCTGACCACCGGGCAAGACGTCATCAAGTGCGCGCTATTCCGTTCGCAAGCACTGATCTCCGGGTCATTCGGCGCGGCAACCACCAACTACTCGCAGATGGGCGCCGATGAGGCTTCAGGCACCAACTACGTCGCCGGCGGCATCTCGCTGACCAACGTCACGCCGACATCCTCGGGCACCACGGCGTTCGCCGACTTTGCTGACGCGGTGTTTTCGAATGTCACCATCACCACCAGCGGGGCGCTTTTGTACAACTCGAGCAAGAGCAACAAAGCGCTGATCGTGCTGAACTTCGGCGCCGACAAGACGGCGACGGCTCAGGCGCTGACGATCGTGTTCCCGACCGCTGACGCCAACAACGCCATCATCCGGCTAACCTGAAGGTTTCACCGTGGGTAAGAGCACGACGACGAGTAACAATCTTTTGAAGCTGGTCTTCAACGCCACAGCTTGGTCGCTGATCGCCGACAATACAGCGACGACGCCATTGACCAATCTGTTTGTGGCGCTGCACACTGCGGATCCTGGCGTCGGCGGCAGCCAGACGACTTCCGAGGTGACGTACACTTCCTACGCCCGGGTGAGTGTGGCCCGCACCACCGGCGGCTGGACAGCTTCGACTTCGGCCTCGACTTCGCCGGTCGCCAATATCAGCTTTCCGGCTGGCACTGGCGGCTCCGGCACCGCGACGTATTTCTCGGTTGGCACACTAACTTCGGGTGCCGGCGTGATTTTGTACAGCGGCACGGTCACACCCAACATTGTGCTCGGTAACGGAATTACGCCAATTCTTACAACGGCTTCAACCATTACCGAGGCCTGATCATGCCGGAAGTCTTCGCCGTCGGGACTGCGGTCGGACATGGCGATACCGCCGCCGAGATTGCGCGCGCCAAGCGCATCGAGCAGGCGATGGCCGACGCGGTGGCGCAAGCGCAGGCCGAGGGTGTCACCGATCCGGACGTGGTTCGCGAACGCATCTTGGCGGCGCGCGACAAAGCCGCCGAGTAAGGCGCTCAGGTGACCGTAACCACTTTTACCGCTACCGGCACCACCACATGGACGTGCCCGGCGGGCGTGACGCTCGTCCAGTACCTGGTCGTGGGTGCCGGCGGCGGCGGCGGCTCGTCAACAAGTGGTGGTGGTGGTGGCGGCGGCGGCGGCGGATTTCGCACAGCCGTCAATTATGCGGTTATCCCTGGCAATGGCTACACGGTCACAGTCGGCGTAGGCGGCACGGCAGCCGTTAAGTCGCAGGGCGGTAACGGTGGCAATAGCGTATTTGATACCATCACTGCCACAGGCGGCGGCGGAGGCGCGGGAAATAACGACGTGTCGGCGGCG